CTTCTTTTCATTAGGTAAGAAGTTCTCCATATAGTATTTAGGATAGGTTTGTCCAAATTCTTTCTTTAATTTTTCTTGTATTTCGGGGTCTTTAATAGCTTTAATTCTGTCAGCCACAATCTTAGCTTCTTCCTGAATAGATTTAGGCTTTTCAGGAGCAGGCGTTTTAGTTGCGTAAGGATCGGTTTTAGAGCCTCCTTTACTAGGATCATTAGCCCCTGCTTTAGTTCCTGGAGGAGTTGAGGCTGTACGATAATCAAATAGTACTGCATTTCCTTGTGGGGGTTTATTATTAGGCCCTGCTATAACTCTATTATAGGATTCTGTATCAATGCTTCTTAGCTCTTGTAAAGCCACCCATTCAACTACTTGAGGATTTGTTACATCCATTCCTGGGTACTTCTTTACATATTTAGCCATAATAGAAGGATCAGCACCTATGCCAGTCTTAATTTCATCTAGTTTAGCTGCAGATTGTGCGTAACGTTCTGCAGGACTATTTTCAAGTCTAGCATTTTCTCTAGCTGTAGCAGCAGCAACATTCATACTAGCAGCACCAAGAGTAGCAGCAGCATGAATATTAGCACTATCCCTAGATGCTTGGGCTTGAATTTTAGAAGCTTCAATATGCCAAGCATTTTGTTGTTCTGCGTTAGCGATATATTTACCGGCTTCATCATAATTACCAGAACCTACAGCCTGCCAGAATTTAGCAGGATCAGTTAATTTACCTGGATCACCAGCTAATTTCATAGCAGTACCAATTAAAGCTGCTTTATTGGCATCCATAGGAGTACCGGCAGACTCAGGATTAAAATCTGTCCTGCCTGTATCTTGGCCTGTTTTAATAGCAGAGACTTGCTCAGGGCTAAATCCTGTTCTACCGGCAATATTTTTAAGCGATTTGGCTTGTAATTGTTCAGGAGTATTTTTACCAGTAATTACGTTACCAATACCCATATCTTGTTTAAATAGACCTTTACCACCAAGTCCAGGAGCTTGAGCAGGAGCGCCTGCAACATTAGTAGTAGGTACAGAACCTTCACCCCCAACAGCTACAGGAGATTGACCAGGAATTTGTGGAGTGCCCTGTGCAGCTTGTGCTGATTGAACTTGTGTCTGGGTTTCCTTAAGCTTCATTCCCCCGTACATTTGTTGGGCTTGAGCAAGTACAATAGGATCAGTAATATTATGACCGCCCTGAACAAAAGTTCTCGCAACATCTAATGCTCTCGTATCTCTAGGATCACCACCAATTTGCATAGCAAAGCCGCGAACAATGTTGTCTTGTTTTTGTTGTTCTGCTTTATTGGCTTTATATACTTTTAGACCCTCATTAAATGTTTTTAAGTCTTCCATCATATATTCATTTTCAGCTTTTCTATTTTCATCCTGAATGGATGACATTTTAGAAAAGAAGCCAGTACCAATACCTACACCAATGCCCATAGTTTTATTCCTTTATGCTGGTGGAGTAAATAAACCGTTACCGCCTGTAGGAGCATTCCCGATAGGATTAGGAGTAGTTGCTGTAGGGTTAGCTCCAGGAGGTGCTATAGTATTACCACCTTGTTCAGCATTATCAAATGCTGCAGCTACGTCTTCTGGCTGTCCGCCCATTTTTGCCTTAATTAAATTAGTATTAAGATCATTCATAAATTGATCCACATTACCAGGGCTACCGGGAGGCAATAAAGTATATTTAATACCTGCTTTTTCAGCAAGTGTAGCAATCATTAGGAATACATTTTGATCAATAAGCATCATAAGATCAATAGTCCATAAGCCTTGTTGAAATCCTGACACAAGAGTTCCTTTAGCTAAATCTGCTACAGTAGCACCATTTTCTAATAAAGCTAACATTTTAGGAAGTCTGGATGGCTTAATTAAAGTTTTCCATACAAAATTTACAGCTTCTACAGGATCAGTAAATTGTGGAGGACGCTCCCAAGGAAATGATCCTGGAGGATGTGCCAACCCTTCACCTGGAATTGGGGCACTAAATTGTGTAGACATTATTTCATATCCTTTTCATCATCAGTTTCTTCATAGTTGTCTAGAAAGTCTTTTAATTGGCTATTGAAATGCTTTCCATTCCACATAAAGTTACTTTCCCATTTAGGTCCACCTTGCATACCACCACCTTGATTATACTGTGGTGTGCCTTCTGTAATAGAAGCAGCCTTAGCTTTGCCTGGAGTTACTTTATTAGAACTTGATTGTGAAGTGCTAAAAGAACTATTATCTGTTACAGAACTTTGCTTATTACCACCAAGGAAGGCTTTAAGGCCCCCTTGTAAAGCTTTGCCTGCTATATCCCAAAAATCAAACATTATTCAAGTGCTCCTGAGAACATACCGGCTAAGAAGTTACCTAAAGCCTGTTGGAAAGCTGCTTGCTGTTGGGCATCGAACATTTTCATTTTACCCTCTGTATATAGAGCAATTTGAGCTAGTTTATTAAATCTATCTTCTTTATTTTCGTTTGCAGTAAATGCCCATGCGCTTTCGTCTCTGTATTGCTGCCACATATTGGCGTATGCTTGGTTAGAGATACCTAACTTATTAGTAGCATTAATTCTATTTTCTTCATTTTGTGCAGCAGTATTAGTAGTATTAATCTGTCTACGCCATTGTGTATTAGATTGTTGAACAATTAAATCATTTTGTGTATTAAATTTATCTCTAGAATCCTGCATGGTTTTATCGAACTTTTCCATTGCATTTTCTTCACCAGCATTAAATTGGCTAATTGCCGATCTTTGTGCAGCGTTAAAGGTACTGACTTGAGTTGCAAGATTAGCATAAAATTCGTTAGCCTGATTAATACTGGATGCATTAAAGTTCTTAGAAGCATTATCTGCAGCCTGATTACTTAATAAGTATTGGGATTTCTGTTGTGAATTTACAAGGGCTGCTTGTTGTTTATTATTAAGATTTTGTAAATCCATAGCAACAAGAGCGTCACTATCGGCTTTAGCAATAGGTACAGCAGCATCAATAATAGCTGCCATAATAGCTTGACCAGCCATAGAGGAATTATCAATACCTCTAGCTGCCATTATTTGTTGTGCTTTTCTAGCTGCTCCAGAAGCCCATGTTGGGAATTGCCCGTCACTTCCAACTTTTAATAGCTCTGTTAATCTGCCACTAACTAAATGAGTACTATCTATAGCAGCAGTTGCAGCTTCCATTAAAGCAGCATCTTGAGCTTGTTTATCTATCTGGGTAGCATTATAAGTAGCTGTGCCAGGATTTTGGGATGCCTCTGCCTGTCCTGCTTGAGCTTTAGTTGTATCAGATGCACCCAAAGAACCGATGGTTTTATTTTCCATCATTTCATTTGAGTTTTCAGAAATATTAGTAAAATCTACTTCTGTGCCCGGTGGCAATACAGGATTTGTGGCTCTAGTATTAGTGCTGTTTATAATAGCACTATTTCTGCTATCTACAGGTTGTTGGTATGTGGGTGTAGTAGAAGCTGTGCTAGCTGTTGTAGCTTCTGTGGTTGTTGTAGAGCCTGTAGAACCTGTGCTAGTGTTGTTCCCTGTTCCTGAGGTAGACCCATCTCCAGAGTCACTACCACTACCATCACCACCTACGGCACCACCATCACCAGCAGTAGGCCCTGTATCATTATTATTGTATCCACCCCCAACATCTCCATCACCATCTTGCATGGCTACAGGAGCACCGTTAGGACCGCTTGCAGGACCACCTAGAGGCATTGTAGATAGAATTGGATTAGTACCAGCAGCACCTAAGGCACCAAGAGCTTGTGTTAAGCCTGGATTTGGAGCTTGTGTAGCTAATACAGGATCAGTACTAAGAGTACCTAAACCAGCTTCCGTTGCCATTATAGAAATTTCTCCCAACCATAAACAGTATTAGTAGCGTCCGTAGTAATGGACCCAATATTAGTTAATTGAGAGCCATCCACAGCAGGTAATTTACCTGAGCTATCTAATTGAACAATTTGATTAGCTGCAGTACCCACATTGACGTTTAATACGGGATTTCCCCCAATTCCGTTAGGAAACCCAATAGATATTGTACCATTAGAGCATGTTAATTGTACAGTAGAAAAAGCTCCAGAAGTACTAGATATAACAATACCTGTAGCTCCAGATAGGCCATTTAAGCCCATATTAGTTATGGGAGCACCACCACCAACAGTACCATCATGATTATGCCCTGAACTTGCGTCCATAGCAGCTTGAACTTTATTAAATTCAAGATTAAAAGAGTTACTTAGAATAGTTAAATTGGGGGCTATTTGTGCCGAAGCTTGTCTAGTGTACCCGGTAGCCATTATCTTCTCCCATTAAGAGCGTATTCGATAGACATAGAGCGTACAGTAAAGGGAGCACCACCAGTACCGTATAAAACAAAGCTTGCTACTAGTGCCGAACCTTCTAATTGTACACAAAAACGTATATCTGTGAATGCGGTAGAATCATATATATATCCATTATCATACGTAACTGCAGGGTCGTCATAAGTGGCTGCGTTTGTAATTCGTCCTAATTCTCTATCTACAGGCTGTACTACACTTGCGTCATTAAAATCATATATAGAACCTGTATAAATAGTTACATTACCTTCTGCATAAATATACGCACATAATCTGTACATAGTCTTTCTTAATCTGGCATCTTCAAAGGCATGGTGTGGTGATTGTAAATACCAAGGCATTGCAATTGTTGTTGCAGCAGTACTGGCAGAACTAAATCCTGTAAAATCGCTACCACTTTCTTGCGTATAAACATAGTTATCTGCGGTATCATTATGTGCGTGTACAACTAATTCTGTTTCAGAAGTTAAATACCTACTGTCGCAACAATAAATAGAAGCACCTAGAAATTCAAACCATTCCCAAGCAATATCTCCCGAGGAAGTCTGTCTAAGGCCGCCAATTAAGCCCCCCTGAGTTGATCTATCTGAACTAGAACGAGACGAAAATATTCTGTATTGAGACTTACCTCGTATAACAACACTGGAAGTAGAGCCATCAGTATAGTTCTCTATGGGAATTAACGCCGTAGCTTTATTTTGAACTGGCCTACTTAAATTGGATATATCCACGTCACCAATACGCATAGTACCAGCAATTGTTCTAATACCATCAGAAGATAGAAATACTAAATCTCCGCCAATTTCTTTAATACTATCTGAAGCAACACATCCAATATTGCCTGTTACAGGGCTTAAAATCCAGTCTGTAGCACTTGTACCCACAATTTTAGAGATATTGTGGCGTCCAAATACGAACAATTCATCTCTCCAAACTCCCATACCATGAATACCAAATCCTACATTAATAGAACCCGCCCCTGCAGTAGCATCATAGTTATTATCGTTTCCTGGAGAACTAAACGTAAGGGTTTGAGAGCCATTAGGAGCTAGCCATAAATGCCTTTTAAATTCTGTAGCAAATGCTTGTCCTGTAGGCGCATTATTTAAATCTGAGTATGTACCATTAGTATATTTAGCAGGAGTATTTACTCCATCAACGAAAGTCGTAGTTGGAGTTACCCAATTGTATTGAACGCTTCTATATTTACCAGCACCTGTTCTAGCGGCTGTTGCTGTGCTAGTTAATTCAGTCCAAGCTGTAGCACTTGTAGCTGCGAAGAATACTTTAGTGGAGCGCATAGAAACAACCCCAGTTTCATGCACGAAAGTACCTAGAATTTGCCCTGTCCCCGGTACAGCAGCATCAATATAACGTCTATAGCCTGAGATACGTCTATACCCACCGATTAAAGAAGTCTCAAAGTTAATGCCTCTAGTAAGTGATCCGGGCCTATTCTCACCTTGCCAAATTAAATCTTCATTATTTACAGTTCCGCCTTCAAGCAAAACTTGCTTGGTGCCCCATCTGTCTCTACTTCTTGGTTCAATTGGCATTTATATAAGTACTCTGTGAGAAAAGTGTATACAAACTTCTAACAAATTTAGAAAAATCTAGATGGTCCTGTTAGGGCTCTTGGTCTAACAATACGTGGATCTTTTGCATCAGTAAATCCTGGAACAATTTGACGAAGCATTTGGTCTATTCCGTCTTTAGTTTCTTTTTTGATTTCTGCAGCAGCTTCAATATTCTCTCTAAACATATATGCATAATACACAGCACGATTAATTAAAACATCCACAAACTGATCGGGAATAACTGTAGTATCTGTAGGATTAACTAACTCATCTGGGATTTCCCAGGTAAAATACGAAACTGTATATGCTCTATCTGGCCATGGACTTAGTATGATAGTATTTCCAGAAGGAGGTCTAGAAACCCATTGTGGTTGAGAATATTGTGAAGTGTCTGCCTGTCTATCTACTGGAAATCTGTATCGCATATATAGATTATAATCCATATAAGTTAAAGCAGACTGTACAATAGGCGGTGAAGCACTATCATTTCTATTAATTTGCATAGTATAGAAATCAACAGGGGCTAATGCCTGACTAATTGAATATTCATTTCCGCTAGAACTAGTTGTAATAGTTCTCTGCACTCTTAAGAAGGGCCAGAATTGGTACTTATGGATTATCTCTTTAATTGCAGCATTAACGGCATCTTGTGCTTGTCTATTAAATCCTGTCGCAGAAGCAAAATTAGACTGCGTTAAAGCAGTCTCATTCATGCGGGAAAGAACTTTATTAGTTAGCTGTATAAAAGTATAAGCCATGCATCAGCCTTTAAGAAAAAGGCCGAAGCCGAACACCGGCCCCGGCCTATAGGATAAATAAATAGTAAGGTTATTTAGAAAATATATCCTTACCTTTTTAGTTGATTTAGTTAACTCGCTGAACTACTTGAGTTAGATCGGCCATAACTGCAAAGATACGAACCTTAGCATCTGCTACCGCAGTACCAACAGTGACACGGACAGTTGTACCGTTAGCACTACCAACCACGTAACCAATTGCGCCTGTTGCTGTAGTAGAAGCAGTAGGATCAGCAATTGCGAATGCAGCAGAACTTAGTGTAGTTCCTGTAGCATTCATAGTAGCTGCAGAAAGCAGAGTAGTAGCAGGAGCTACGAGAGATACAGCGATAGTACCAGTAGTATTAGCTGTGGCTGCTCGAATAACCTCTCTACCTGCAAGTAGCACTAGAGACTTGGTTGGGACAGGAAGAACATCAATAGTATCTCCTGAAACAACTGAAGTTAAGCTAGTGTAATAGTTGTTCTGATAAGTAGAAGCAACTACTGCAGTTGTGCTAAGATCGAAGACCTTATCAGCGACGTAGAGAAGATTAACATCTTTTCTAGTCTCATGAGCAGGACTTGATGTTGAGTTATAACCTAGGGCGACTACGAAGTT